TCCTTTATTAGACAACCATGACGATATAGGATATTTTTTATCATTTTTAAAAGGAGGCATCTCATTGACCGGATAAAAAACTTTGCGACTATCAATATTTTGATTTTTTAAATGAATAATCAATTTATCATAATCATCAACAACAGCTGTTACTAGCCAATCAGAATGTTTATGTCCAGGAAGAACCTCTTGAAATTGAAGAACATCATTTAAATTCGCATGATATCTATCAGAAACACGTTGTTTTTCAGTAAGGATGTCTTCTGCACGTTCAAGCTGTCCACAAAGAATAGCTGCTTGCATATTGGTTATACGATAATTATATCCCAAATCAACATGCCAATATCTTTTAGTTAAATCTTGAGCTTGTCCTCGAAGCAAACGTGCTTTCTGAGCAATCAAATCATCATTTGTTATAACTGCGCCACCCTCACCGCAAGTAAAAGTTTTATTTCCATAAAAAGAAAAACAAGACACATCACTCCAAAGACCTGTTTTCCTTCCATTAATTGTAGCACCAAGCGATTCACAAGCATCTTCAATTAATCGAAACCCATAAAGTTTTTGAAGTTTTAAAACTCGTTCCATATCACATGGGTTACCATATAAATGAACCATCATTACTATATCAACTTTTATACCAGATTGTAACAATGTTTCTAAAGCATCCAAATCTAAATTCCAAGTTTTAGGATCAATATCAATTAATTCTATTTTTCTATTATCATAAGCTGCTGCAAAAGCAGAAGCGATAAAAGTAATGTTCGGGATAATAATTAACCCACATCGATGCCCATTAAGTGGATCCATTGCTCTAAAACAAAGATGAAGGGCAGTTGTCCCCGAAGTTGTTAAAATACAATGTTTAGCACCAATAAAATCTTTAAAAAGTCTTTCAGCTTTGTCAATAAATTGTCCTGTAGAAGAAATCCAACTTGATTCTACCGCTTCACTAACATATTTCTTCTCTAATTTAGTTATCCACGGTTGATAAACTGGAATCATAACAATCTCGTTGTTTAATTTACATCTTCAACTTCACATTTAAGCTTTCCAACTACTAGATTGCTTGGTATCAAAACTGCAACTGATGCAATGAAGACATCTCAGCAGCGAATCTCAACAGTCCATCACCCCAACCGCCAAGAATGAATGTACGGTTATAATATTCAGGCATAATAGTATCCTGATATCCAGCGATCTGAACAAAATATACCATAACATTTGGATTAACCTTATGTCTATAAGTATTCACCAGCTTTGGCACATCAATATTGCGTTGATTACTAGGCCAGGCATAACCACGATATTCAGATGGACTATGTCCATATAACCCGCCATGGCCAGCCTGCATATCGCTATAAATAAATATATGGTCCCAATGTTGCTTCTCCCTGATCACCTTGTTCCAGAATAACCAGATGCCATTCTCAGTAGCGTGACCAATACTTCGACCAGCATTAGTGACCTTCTCAACTTGGTCGAACGCCGAGGATCGCTTACGAATTGGGAATGTCTCCAGGCGATCACCAAACACTCCAATATGGCCCTCATCAGAAGCCATACCAGTTATAACACTAGTAATATTGCCGATCTCAGCGATACACATCGTACCCATGGAAGACGTAGTAGACCCCCAAGCGGACCCACTATTATCACAGAGAGACATCACTCTACCATTGAACTTTGGTAGATTGCCAAGAGACTTGAATAGACAATCTTCAACTGCATCTAGCACTTGTGGCCCAACGTAACTTTCAACAGCCTTATAAGCACTATAATATCTAAAAGGCAGCTGCTTACCACGCTCAGCACCATCTACCAGCTTCTTAATAAAACAAGCTGGATTGACCTTTGCATTTGACAAATTGCGCAAGTTGCGCAATAGAGCCATATGCCCCATCACATCGATAGCCTTAGTCCACGATTCCTTATTAGAACCCATTTTGGAAATAATAGATTCCCAAGTCGTACCAGTTGTCTTAAGTTCACCATGGACCAACTTGTTGACTGCATCGCTTGCTGGATGTACCAAATTTACCACGTCTACAGTCTTTACCTGGCGCGATTCCATACGATACTTAGCCAGATGATACTCGTTGAACTTTTCAAGAGCATCCCTCCACACCTTCTTCAGTCTAGTAGGGATATTGCGTCCACTAGCCTTGACAATCAATCCGCCCTTGGAGTATCTCCATAGGTGGTAGGCCAGACCGACAGCAGGCTCATCTGCACGCCTGATTATTAGACGCGCAAGTCTTCTGAATTCGGGATTGCCATGTGCACTCTTGTGGTGTGCAGCACGCACCAAGATAACCTGTGGCGTAGTCCTAATATTTTCCTCGTTACGCAGACGTACAGCTTCATTCAATGTAGCATTGAAATCACAGTCAAGTGCCTCATCTATGGCCTTTTCCATAATCTCTGTTGGATTCATGGAGCGCCATTCATATGGGTCCTTAGCATCCAAAACGCTACGAAGATGCTTTATCTCCCTATCGCTTATGGTTATATGACCAAAATTATAAGGACTACGACGCTTGCTAACGCGGTCATCGGAGTTGTCTCGGTGGTAATATTTAGGCTCGCCGAAGAAGCATGAGGATGCTACAATACGGAGTCTTAGCAATGGATTACTAATATCCCAGGAATTTCCACCCATAAAATTAGTATGGGCTCCGGAACATACACGATCTTGTTTCTTAGTGTTTATTCTACCCATCACGACCTCCTCAAGCCAAAAGGGCTTCAAATTGTTTTGTGGGGGCATTAGCGCCAGGGGTTAATTATAAAGGCAATAAAGGTTGACTTGAAGTATCCCTGACTATCACTCCCCCTAATGAGCCGGGTTGGACTTGAACCAACAACCTTCCGAATTTTCCGGATACTCTAATCTTGAGCTACCGACCCCAAAGCTCTGGGCTGGAACTAAACCAGCAACTCCCGTTGACGGGTATGATAACATTTCACCACCAGAGCACGAGCAAGAGAACATTCGAAAGGGTATTTTCTTGCATTGAAGTAACCCTATCAATCACTTCTTGCCTGCGTTATTACATACACCCAGTTGTTTGTGCAAATTCTATAATTATAAGTTGAGCCGCCCTGGATTGTTCAGGGCGGCTCAAAAGGCGGGAGAACAGGTGTAATTTACATTTGTCTGCTATATATTAATAGTCTTCAACAACCGCGAAGCTTCCAATACTTGGTCAGTGGAGCATGAGAAAGCAAATCTGATGCAATTCTCACCGGCAGGACCAAATACGCTACCAGGAGCGCTGCCAACCCCTATTTCGTTGATCAAATGATTAGTCATATCCCAGCTATCCCTACCACTAGCAAACCAATCGTTGCTAACTTTACACCAGACGTAGAAAGCGCCACCGGGCTTAAATGGTTGTAATGATTTAACGCAGGATAAACCATCAATCAAAGCATTCCTGCGCTTTGTGTATTCGCCAATCATGTCGTTCATAAAATCCTGAGGACCTTCCAATGCTGCAACACCACCGTGCTGTGTAGCCGAATTTACCCCATTGATAGTACAACGGAGCAATTTCGCAATACGTCCCTTAATCAGAGGATCGCTCACAGTAAAATATCCCAATCTTAACCCGCTCATCGCATAACTCTTAGAAAAAGAGAAAATTGAGATCACACGATCATAGTCGAATGACCCTGGGCTAATATGCATCTGGCCATCATAAATGACATGCTCGTATGCTTCATCAGATATTACCCACAAACCATGATTTGCAGCAACATGAAGAATAGCGCTGATATCCTTATAACCACAAATCATGCCGGTCGGATTATGAGGAGAGTTAATAACTATTGCCCTGGTTCTTGTCGTAATCTTCTCCTCAATACGATCAGGCAGATATCTATAATTCTCATCTAGGTCAACTCTGACAGGCGTGCCACCAACCATAGTAACATTATCAGCCGTCTCGGTCCATGTCGGGTCTGGAACTATTACTTCATCACCAGGCTCACATAATGCTGCAAACGTAATAAACAATGCGTGCATCGCGCCATTAGTAACAAACACATCCGTAGGGCTATTCACCTCAATCTTATTATAACGACGCATTTTGCTACAAGCCGCTATTCTCAATGGCAATATGCCAGCGCCAGCCGTGTAATGAGTGTGACCATCTCTCACAGCTTTAACAATTGCTTCAACAACATGAGGTGGTATATCAAATGATGGATCACCAGATTCTAATCTGAAGACCTTGCGCCCCTCCGATTGTTGCTTAATTAACTTGTCCCGTACCGAGACAATCCCCCCCAATTTGATCTTATCAGCATTATGCATTATCCCTCCGTTCTAATGCTTTTACCAGTTTACAAAGTGTAGAAATATCGTCCTGAAATTTTTTCTTACGTTCCTTAGATGACAGGTTAAGCCCAGACGGATGATAAATTGGAAATATGCTATACTTCAATCCATTCATCTCTGTTTTACATATATCCCCTAAACTGTCTTTGTAATTTCTCCCAGGGCAAAATGTATTAAAGGCAAACTTGCCCAAAGTAATGATCAACTTTGGCTTTATCACACGGAGTTCCATCAGGACAATAGGCTTACATGCCCTTAATTCTTCTGGTAACGGCGACCTATTACCAGGTGTATAACAATGCAAGATATTAGTAATATAAAAATCAGACCGTTCGAAGCCGTGTTTTCCAACCTCGTTGGTGAATGTATCACCGGCTTGGCCAACAAACGGCTCATCCTCGATGCATTCATTAAATCCAGGATTCTGTCCGTATACCATGTACCGACTTAGACACATATTACTAAAAACATGCGGATCTAATGTGCGATTCTTTACCTCGGGTCGCTTACGCCCAAGACGACACATAATACAATTATCACACAGATTCTTTATTAAAACGAGCATAATCTTAATATACTAATCGAAAATGCCTCTCTTAGGATCATGAGTACCATAGTTCTTCTCTTCATTCTTTTCTCTAGCCGTATGGCACTCAAGACAAATCTTGATATTTCTACGCTCAGTCGATAAAAATACCATTATTTTCTTCATTTTATGGCAGAATGCACATTTTGTCAATTCATATTCAATCATCTAATTTTGGTGCAGGTCTATAATCAGTACAATAAAATCCAGAGCCTTTAAAAATTACTCCACCACCTTTGCCGATCAACCTGCGTAATGATTCTTGCTCGCATTCCGGACATGTTTTAAATGACTCAGAAGACATAGATTGAAATTGCTCAAATTTGTAGCCACAATCATCACATTTATAATCATATGTAGGCACACATATGAAATACAATCGACCGCCAAGGCCTTCAGAACTATAATAAGCGGGTCCACTATCAGCCTAGTGGGGCACGGATGGTCCGATACCAGGCCACGACCCTAACGGAGCCGCCGGTGAAATTCCCGCCGTTCGGCGTCAACGTCACATCCTGCACGCCGATCTTCCAGCCGCACGGGTCAGCAGTTGCGTCTGGTCCAGGTGCCTCTACCGTCGTGCTCAGGGCGATCGCGATGGCGTCCCCGAAGCGGTCCACGACTGCGCCATCGCCCACATCGAAGTCGGTGGGTCCCGTCACAGCGACCGTGACCCGGAGCGCGGTCCCTAGCAGGTAGGATCCTGCGGGGACCAGGTTGGTAGTGCTGACCGCCCCCCCGGCCAAGCCGGCGAGCAGCTCCACAGCGTAGTGGGTCCGGAGCGCAGTCGCGTTAGCGGGCCCGGCGAGCAACTGATAGATCTGGGCCCCGCTAGGGGTGGCGATCTGGAAGTTGATGGACCCTGCCTTGTAGCTGTCACCGTCCATCCAGTTGATGGACCCTGCCCTGGACAGGAAAACTCCCGGGGTTCCGCCCGAACGGAACCCGAAGTGCGGAGTGGCGTCCTCGGCAGCGAAGGTCGCGGCCTGGATCTCGCCGGAACCACCAGCGTTGTCCGTGACGATCATCGTCTTTGCACTGACCCGCTCGAGGGCGACGTCCATGTTGGCCCGGTCGAGGACCAGCGTGTCCAGGGCCAGATCTATAATCGGATAATTAACCCAACCATCTGTGGGGCCAGCATAAATAAGAGTTTCGCCTGCAGCAGGTGCAGAAATATCGACATCATCAAGATCATCAAGGTTCCGAACACCACCATCATCTAATGTATCAAGCGCTTTCTGTACAGTATCATCAACTGTACTCAATATATCATCAAAATTGGTCGTATCAACAGCGATAGTATTCGCAGGATGCGAATTTGAATCACTTCTGCCAGACAAACTATTGTGATTTGTCGATACAAATCCCCCACTCGGGAGATCTTGGACACGACGCAAATCCAGAATTTCTTGCAATCTAGCACTTGGTGCGTTATCATATGCGGTGCTCGTCTGGAATATTAGCCTGGCTAATATCTTCATCTCGGGCAGATATAGATTGGCAAGATGAAGACTAGCAAGCATATTGTTTAAATCAGCATTATTGAATGTGGTGTCTTCACGTTGACCTAGGATACCAATAATTGGCTGAGTCTGATCATTTGTCGCAAATAGCCAAACTGCAACGAAATTCCTATTAGTAGAAATTTCACTGAGTACCCAGTTTGGTGAAACAAATTCATTAAACTGAATTCGATTAATACCTTCCATCAAAGGGAAAGAATTGACAGTTTTAATTCTCCAAATTGGAACGCTTCCGCTAAGATACCAAATTGGTATCTTAGCTGGTAATGCAAGATCTTGTTCGAAACGATCTCCACCTATCCCTTGTGTTACCGATATTTCAAGATCTTCATCGTGTATCTCGCCAGTACTGACTTCCACTTGAGCATGTATATCAAGGTCACCATCACCAGTTATATCGCCAGAAACCGCAAGACCGTGTTCAAACAATGCGCCAACAGTATCATGAAGATATTTATGTGTAGCCCAGTCCATAGCCAAACGGTGTGGTTCCCATGCCACAATTAACGCCTTGGAATTGGTTGCATCCCAATAGATGAATGATACAGGCGCATCGCCTTCGAATTCCCACTCAATTGTGCTGGCCTGTAGAACGCCCACACTGTTGTAATAGAAGAACCAATAACCTTCAGTTATAGTAGCAGAGATGTCTATCACCTCCGTCGTCTTAGTATACTTTACCCCTTGTAACCACACATCGAAAGATGCTCCAGTCGGAGCTATAGTAAGTGTTTTAGCTGCGTCAGACCAAGTTATAGTAATATCGGCTTCTGGATCAGCAAATCCAGTAGGTTCTACCTCAACAGCTGCCGATTCGATAGCACCGCTAACCCAGCTATCTAAGAGGCCATTCGAATCTGCTTTTGGAATCGCATTAGCAGTTGGAGTAGCAATCGCGAAAATAGCAGGTGAAGCTAGCGCAAGACTTTCAGATTTATTCAGATCAACATTATCCAAATTCAATAATACTTGATCGTTAGCAATATAATCTATTAATTCAAAATCTTCCGCAATTTCATATTCAAAATTATAATCAGTCAGAGTTGCTTGTCCAGATGCAGGGATCTTAGCATCTGGTGCTGACAATCTAGTCAATGATAGATCAGCAACAGTTTGATTCTTTGCTATAATTGTGGCCATGTGCTAAGCCCTCCATTTTACCTTAAACCATCCAGAAACATTAGAAGTAGTATTACCTCCTGCTTGGTTCTTAACCGAAAGGATTGAATTTGCTGAAAAATCGTTATTCTTAGTCGAATCATTTCCAGATGTTGCTGCCGATATTAGTGTAGACCTGCTAACCCCATCTTCTTCGATTTCAAATGTGGCCGCATCAACATCGCTGCGCGTATACATAATAGCAATGATTGTGCCATTATGTGGCATAATATAACCAATATTAGCAGTCATAGTAACGCTACCAATCATATAATAACTACCAACCGCTGTATTACTTATACGGCTAAAATGAAATGCATTAGAATCAATAGACAACCATTTACCACGAGCTTCGTCATACTGCATAGCCATATCAATAGTAGTATTATAATATTTGTCGCCATCAGAAGCGCCGACAGGATCAGTTAGTAACGTACCAAAATCTTGTGGCCCATCAAACGCAGTATCTATAAATATAGTAATCTGATCTAAATTAGAAAAATCAGATCCTGATCGTATCAATTCAATAACATCAAATAAGAAATATCCAGTTGATTCTACAACATCAAAATATCTGAATACTATCTTAGACCCATAGCTAATTATACTAATAATACCAAAAGGATCTATATTTCTAAAATATTCAATAAGATCATTATTATCATTATCAATGGGATCTATATTAATCCCAATAATATTACCACTAGTATATGTATCAAATGATAATTGTCCTACACCTGGATCCCCTTCAGTTGGTGAATCGACAAACACATAATTGAATCCGACTGTGCTTTCAGACGCACTAGCAGTATCTTGTAAGTAAGCTCTCCAACTTCCACCAGTTGTATGAACGAAAATATAATCTCTAGCGTCGTTGATCACCAGATTAGGCCCGACACCATTTATATCTGTAGTTGCTGTAATAGTTAAATTGTTGATTATGATATCTGAATTTCTTATAGAAACAAAAACTATTCTGCCATCTTGTTCAATATTATTAAGATTTAATACTCTAGCAGCACCAAGAACTCCAGTAGAACATATTGCTATAGGGGTATTGATCTGTAGCGTACCATCTCCAGCGTTGAGCAATGTATCTATGATATCAACATTAGCGAGGCCTTGCGCAATATCAAAATGCTCACCAGCAAAACCACCGCTAGCAATGATAGTTTCATAGAAACTCTTAGCCATAACCAGCTCCAATTAACTTATATTTGGCCTAGATTAGATAATACTACTTACAACGGCTCTACCATCAAAAGCCGGAGCTAATCCAGATTTTCTCAATGTAACATCGCCAGTAATAATATTAGTCTCTACTTCAACATCAACCTGCGTAACAATATTGCCACTCTCACTAAAGACTAAAACTTGATAAGGACCAAGATTATCATAATTATGTGGGCCTATTTGTCCTGGACCAGATGTTCCACTACCAATAATAGTAATTTCATTGGCCGTACCAGCAGCCCAATCAGCAACCACAAAAGTGAAACTTCTTGGTAATACGTTAATAGGGACCCATTGATTAGAATCATTGCGCACTAAAATATCACCAGGATCGCCATCTATTCTATTTAGAACATTGTCAACATCCAATAACCAATCGATAAATCGCCTGAAATAAGGCCCGAATTCTACTAGCTCAATAAATTCCATATAATGATCTGGAATATCGATCTCAAGATAATTCTCAACAGGATTATATTTAGAAATAAGTTCTACAGTAGTATTATCAGTAGCAGTAATGCGACCAAATGATACATTAATCAAAATATCGTTGGCTTGTACTAAATCCCCAGTTGGCGGCTTTTGAGAACTGTATTCAGGCCTAGCTTGGAACAATCTAGAATGTGGTATTGGGAAACTAAATGACGGCATTATTCATACTTTGTTAGTGATTGTAAGAATTTCCTCACTTCTTCTCTAGTAAGCTCAGTTAATTCTCTATCGCCTGGCAAATCAGCTCGCCCTACTTCATTATCGCTTATCTTATCGCTATCTGCAATAAACAAGGAAGGCTCCGAAATCTTTTGCGTTAAGTGAGGAGGCTTAATATCTTCCATCCCTGCAGCTATATTCTCTACTGTAGTTATATTTTGGCTAGGCTTATCAATGGGCTGCGACCAATTTATAACAGCACCATAAATACTATTCTGAGCTTTTTGCCACGAAGCACCACCATCCTCCAATTTACTTGGCGGGCCAACATTCTCAATCACAAAATCTTTAATACACTCTACCAGCTGTTTAGGAATAACAGATGAACGATCCTCGGCATCACCAATATGAATATAATCATCGAAAATTTTCTGTGCCTTTGGTCTACCTTCATGAATTGTACACAGCACAACTCTGTTTTGTTTAGTTGGTTGCAATGTTAATCCGATTGAATTGAAATCCTCTTCAAGACAATATAACATTTCAAAGTTAACACATTTGTTAATCTTCTTCAGGACTCCATTAAGCACAGCAGATTCCCTTTATCAATATAATATTTATACTTTATGTTTGATGTTTGATAGGGACAAAAAAATTTCAACTAAGTAGACTTGTACATCAAGTATGATTATGACAATCCTGTGCCCCATTCATCATAATCCCATTAAACCCATTTTTTATGGACTCTTCATAAGGAGAATTCTCTCTACCAGCATCTAAATTCAATTGTAACAGAAATTACTAATCTCCAGACACCGTGCCAAATCATCAAATGCTAACTTCCTTTGGTTCTCTCGTCAATGATCTGCATCAACTTGGCACGTTGACTAGAACTTAATACCTTACTACGCCAGAGACAATTCATATCTCTTATGAATTTTTTCTCCCAATTAGTCATATTATTCTGACTAAGTACTATTGCAACATTTATCAACTCAACATTTGTCAACAATCTTCTAATCAATTTCAGAGCACTAATCTTAGGACCTTTACCAAGAAGATAACTAGCACAACGTTTGAGATTAGGTAGTGAGAATTCAATCTGTTTTTGTCCATCAAATTCATCAAAATCTAATCTCAAACCAGAAGCTCCCCATGCATCGCCATGAGCTTTTAGATCACCTGTCGATGGTGGAGCAACATCAAGAATTTGGCATATTTCTCTGCGTAATTCCTTTACGCTAATATGTCCGCCTTCGTCATAATTACCTATAAAATAGGTTGCAATATTGCAAGCCCGTGCCATGCGGCGATTATCACCATCTTCTGCAACATACTCCGATACCAACATCTTACTAGCCATAACATCCTCTCTTACTAAATAAGTAGTCTAAAACTAGTAAAATTCAAATACATTAATAAATTATAACACCTCCACAAACCACTCATTTGGAGCTTTTAGCTAAATATAGCTAAATATTCATCTGATTTCACAGACCCAATTGTATTCTTAGATCCAATCGGAATAATTTTATCAGGATTCAATTTCTTTAAAATCTCCTTGTTGACATGGAGCACTCTAAGAGGGATATTTTTTGTCGATTCTAATAATGTTTCAAGATTAACTGAAGATTGAGAATCGATATATTCTTCTGATCCAAAAGGCGGCGAAGTAAACATCAATTTATATCTATCTAGAGTAGGTTCTATTACAGCAGAGTTGAATTTTAAAATATGCGCACCATCATAATTTATAAAATCAGCCATCTTAATTAATCCTTCCCATGTCAGAAAAGACAATTCAAAAGCATCATATTTTAACTCAAGCGAAGAGGCGGCTAAAAGCCTGCCTCCCCATCCGGCAAAAGGATCATAAACTATATCGCCACTTTTACACCCAAAATATTGATAAACCGCACGGGCAAATCCAGCGTGAATCTGAGAAGGAACACCAATGCCAGCGAAAACAAATTCTCTAACGATCCTTTCAAAGGATATTTTAGTCTGGCCACCAACAAGATTGTTTAAAGTACGCTCAAAGATCGAATTATTATTTCTGCCCCATATTTTAGAAATAACAGGTTTATTCTGAGTTTTAACTTCCCATAAGTGTGGGTGAAAATGCCATACTAACTTTTTGCCAGCCCATGGCTTATTTTCAGGTTTGTGGGACCGCCATTTGTCATCTTTCAAATAGTCGCTAAGATTATAATTAACAATTCTAGAATAGTCATCTTGAAGAAGTTTGTCAGAATATCGGGGAGGTTCAAATTGTTGATTAAAAACTGGTCGCAATTTTTCCTCCTTAAATTTCAATTTTTTGTACGATGTGTAAATTTTAGTAGATTCTGGAAATGAAAATTTATCAAAATCCAAAAAATTATATGCCTGATTCCTAATGGCTTCCACAAATTGAATGGCTTTCTGATTAGAATACTCACGTTTAGCTCTATTTAGCCCACTACAAACAAGTTGGATATTTTCTTCAATATGTCCAAATTTAGAATCGATCCTATCAATTGATATAGCAAATAAATCATCTCTTTGGTGAGACATATTCAGACCAGACAGAGCACATTTTCCATCTTGCTGTTTATGCAATTTTATCACAAATTCAAGACCGATATTATGTTCTCTATCAAGTCTTTTATCGCCATTAATTGAATGTTTCAAGCATTTTCTTAACCAAGACTCAACGTTAGCGGTCTCTTTATCAATTTGATAATTTTTCTGCCAAGCCCTACGCTCCTCAGCATTGTTGTGATAATATCTATTGTTCTTTTTCTTTACTTTATCTGAATGTCGTTTATAAGATTCTTTTTTTTGCTTTTTTATCTTGTCGGCGTTATCTTGTCTCCATTTCTTCGATCTTTTGAGTACATATTCTTTATTGTTTTTCCGATATTCTCTAAGGTTATAAGCTTTGCATTGTTTACATTTACGCCCTATTTTAGGAAATTTTATTAAGTCTTTGGTTTCTTCGCACTGATGACATTTCTTCATAGTACCTCTTATTAGGCGTGAAGTTGCCCATTTTAAGTACATTTGATTTAATGCTAATAACTGATTTGTTTTTATTGGGAGTGAAACAACTAGATATAAAAAGAAACCCGCCGTTTAGGCGGGTTCTTTAAAGATTGCTTTTAAAACCTTAGAGGTTGCTTACGGTCACGACACCATAGTAAAGCCCACCGTCTTCGATGAGTTTCTTGCCATAACGCGTCATGATTCCCTTATTGGGAGTGAAGCTGTTTGGATCTAGCACGGTTGGAGTGCTGAGAAGTGGTATATATGGCGCATAGAAATATCCGCTGTCTAGGACTGAACCACCCTTGAAGCCCATTAGGATCTTGCAGTTGGGGAACAGCGGATCCTTATAGAGCTTCAGCTTGCCTTGAACAGTACCGGCAGTAGTAATACCAACATCGATACCATCAACTGCTAGGGCATCTGAACCACGGAAGTCGTTCAGTTGCTCGAACTTGGAGCTGATATCAGCAGAGGTTACCATCCAGTTGGCTGGACCACGGAGAGTCAACCTGTGGATGACGTTGGCGACTTCAAGGACCTTGTATAGCAACGCAATGTTGCGGTCAGTGAAGTTTACGCTAGCACCTGCGCCAGTGGCGAAGTTGTGGGTAGCGCGGACTGCTGCTGCGATAATCAAGTCGTTAATGATTTCACGGTCGATTTCTGCGACCATCTCATCAGCCATTAGATCGGTTAGAGTGGACTCAGCATCGATATTGTGTACTGCCTTGAGATCCTGAGCAGCCTCAAGGCTCCAGGAGGTCTTAAGCTTACGAGTAATAGCTGCGACGCTATCACTGTCAATGCTCAAGGTTACTTCTGGCTGGAATGGGTTATTCTCAAGATCGAACTCATAATCGACCCGCGCTATAGTAGTGCTTGCTAGGGCACCAGCGGATAAAGTTATAGTTACCGATCCAGTTGCATGATCGAACTGAGTTGCACCAGTTGTAGTATCATCAACAACAACACCAGTTGCATCACCAACTAAGATGAGGTCTGGGTTGCCATCGCTATCGAAACCAACCTGTAGAACCGGCTCTGGATCTTCACAGCTATCGGTATCTTCGTTATAAACGTTGACTACCACTGTGCCAGCTAGGACTGGACGATGAGCTAGTGTGCCAGTGATGGCAGCGCCGCTGCCGTCAATTGTCAGATCCTCTCCCTTTACTTCCTGTGAGGAGTAATATGGATCGAGTGCCCAACCGTTCTGACGTGCGAACTGTTGAGCAGTGTTCTGACGCATAATTTGGGTCCCAGCCAGAGTTTGGCCCTTGCTAAGGGCGTAACGGTATCTGATATAGAATATCAGAGAAGCCGGCTGGCTCATTGGCTGAACACCAACTAAGTTATCAGCGATAAGCTTTGGATAGGACTTCCTGATTAGAGGAAGCGCGAAACGAGTGAAATCGGCGATATCACCAGTTGTGGTCGCATCTTCTAGAAGAAGTGATTTCTTCTTTGGATCCCAGTGGTTATACTGGTTCTCAAGAATGTGCGCCATAAGTGGGAATTTCCCAGGATGCACCTCGCGGCACTTCTTAAGAACCGGCGACCATCTATTGACCAGTGTATTTTTTCTACCTTCGCGCAGCAACATTTGCTGACGATACTCTTCAGTAATCACGTTACTCATTATTTTCTCCTACTCCAAATGAGTTATATTCTAGTCATCCATCCTTGCTGCGATACCAGCAATTTTGTTATCGCTACCGGTCTTGGATGCACCGCTCTTTTGATTGTCTTCCATAATTGGTCTGGTAGACTTCCCTCTTGCTGGTGCACGACGCTTTGAATCCAACCTGCGACGAGTAGATTTCTTCTTACCCTCCGCAATATTGCTAACAGTCTTTGTAGTTTTCGTCTTCTTTGAAGCGACTGGCTTAGTTTCGCTCAAGGTTACTGCAGCCTTGAGCTTACTCTCTAACAGACGACTAATCTTCAAATGTTTGATAGCAATAGTGTTGGCTTCGTTCGCCTTGCGAACAGCCAAATCACGTTCCTCTTTCAGGGTGCCTACAGCCCTCTGCAACCTCGTGATTTGTTTACGAGTGACTTGAATCTCCCGATTATTGCTAGGATCGTCGATATTGATCCCCTCCAAAAGTGCGCGAGTGCGCTTAAGTAAGGAGGTAGCCTCGGTGTCCTCATTTAGTCTCTGCTTTTCAGCTGTACGGTCAATTTGTTCCTTCTTAGCTTCAAGATATATTCCAACTCTCTTAGCTAGCCGGACCTTCTCCTTATTTAGAAGGTCCTGGGCCACTTTTTGAGCTTTATTCAACTTTTGATCGAATCTTCTATCATACTCTTCTTTCACCGCTTTGGTGTGAGTACCAATCTCCTCAATGATAGCATCAGCCAACTGTTGGCCGACACCTGCTTGTTTGAAAAGACTCCTAAGTTTATCCATTGAAGAACTCCAGAATATCTTTGCTTAAATTATATTCGTTCACACGGATTCCTATCGCAACTCCTCTAAGAAATTGCGAACTTCTACGATTATCTTCTTATCTCGACCAACCTTCTCACTATGAGACCGGTTTAAAAGCCGATTTTTTGATTCCATCACTGACATATAAGAACCGTGAACACTAGGCTCTGCTACAATATCGAAAGTAACAAAAGTATATCCAGGCAATACTTTATAATATTCTTCATTCTCGTATATCGCGGTCTCCATATCACCAACACCACGAGAAGAGATGCCAACTCTAATTTTGCGCTCTAACAACGCATATAATTGTTTGCCGAGAATCGTATTATCAAGAACCTCAGCCTCACCAAATACAGCACCACTGTTATCAATCCAAAGCTTAGTAATAAGGTGAGAGACACGGATTTCTTCAACTGCCTGTCGCAACACACCTTCAGGATAAATTCTACCATTGGCATTAGGTCTACCTGATAATTGGAACTGGCCGCCAATACGCAGAACTGATACTTGATCGCCATGAATATCCTCTGATATAATACGTTCAGAGCGCATAATCTTCAGAGGATATGTATCCTGCAATAATGTATGACCACCAAGGTTCCCCGTCCTAGAAACAATTGATCTATTAATAAGATGAAGCATTATTCTTCAAGCTCTTCTTCCTCGGCTTCATCTTCCTCGAATGCAGCACCCATAACTTCTTCATCAGCTTCTTCATCAGCTTCGCCCTCTAGACCTTCTAGACCTTCTAGACCTTCAGGCTCTGATTCAGGCATTTCACCAATATCGGGCATTTCCTCGCCAGTAATATCACCAGGCTCCAACTCCGGAACCTTTCCACCACCAAGACCAGGCAGAATATCTGCTAGAGCTTTAGCAACTTTATCAGGCTTCCCAGCAATTACTACTATATCCTCATCGGACAAGACTTCAGTATCGCCTAAGCTCCCAGCACCAAAATCATCATCCGTTTCGACTAAATTAGATGGATCTTGTTGCATATCTTCCATTGGATTTATAGATGAACGCTTGTACCCAATCTTCTTATATGATGGACCCTTATATTGTGCTTCGCTAGCAGGTTCCTCACAAGTACATTCTTTCTTCTTATTATTGCAATCATTGCATATAATATTCTCGAGGAATTCTGGAGGTACCTTCCCACCACCTTCTTCCTCCTCATTCATTGCCTGCTTACACAAACACGTCATATCGCACGTGCAATCCTCAGGACATGCCTCCTTACCATGTGGGCATAGCGTTTGTTCCATTAGATCAATCAACTCAGCAATATGCTCAGGTGAGAAATCTTCGGCAACACCCTCTTTGCCTTGTAAGATGCCCATATCGCCGCCACCAGAGATCTTCTTGGTACCGCCATCACTTCCTACTTTACCAGTATCTCCAGGATGATTCCCAGATGGAGTCTCATCAGCTATGCCGTCTTTACCATGCAATTCATCCATACGGATTGATACTGCTGTGGGACCGCCAGATGCTTCATAACCCTTTGCTGACTTAGCACCATCACCAGAAACTCCATCAGTATTAGCTATTGATTTTCCAGTTACACTGCCTTTTCCGCCAGTACCCTGGAAATCCTTACCCATGCTAAGACCAACAGAGCTATATCCGCCCTTAGTTGTAGCCGGATCGCCACCACTTACTGGGATAGCACTCTCAGATGAGGTCTCAGAACTACCAACTGATCCCTTGCGACCGTCAGAGGAGTGTAGACCCTTCGATTGTACTCCACCACCACTTTGCATATCATCCATACGCAGTGATCCACCGGCAGATCCTGAAGTAGAGTGATTACCCTTACGACCATCAACAGGCTTCATTCCTTTACCGGCTAATCCAGAACCACGCTGCTTGGCCTGGTATCCACCTGCCTCGCCTCCAGCACTACGACCATCAGATTTCTGTGTGCTCTTTCCAGCAATACCACTGCCCTGTAGATCATCCATGCGAAGTGGATCAGTTGCAGGATCAGATATTCCTGATGGCACACGTGCAGAACCATATGGTTTTTCAGCTTCTATAATGGATTGATAATAATCACGATCAAGTTTGCTTTCGGATACCTTTCTACCAATAAAGTCTGGATCTCTTTCAGGATCGTTATTATTATCACTGTGTAGGATCTTGTTAGGACCATTTAAAGCCACAGTAAGACTATTCAGGTACGGATCGTTATCCATATCTTCTAGCAATTCATGGCCATTAGTATCAAACATGCGCTGACGCATATTCTCGAAAT